TCAAAATTATTATTTTTGTAAGCTGGTGTAGATACATCATCTGCTAAAAATGTTTGTAATTGTACGGTTTCTTGGTTCTTCCACCAATATTCTGGTGTCTTCCATTCCCCTATTTGTTTAACTCTTATGATTGGAGTTTGTGCAAAGATTGTTCCAAACATAACCGCTGTCATAACCATATTCTTCATAAAATGAAACATTGTTTTCTCCGTTGGTTTAATACAATAATAAATATAAGATTAGGAAAGATTATACATCAAAACGAACAACAAATGTAGTTGCTATCTCGTCTGATAATTGTATAGGTTTAGCGAGTTTTCCTACGACTGCTAAATCTCCGTCTTCGGTATACAAACCGATTTGGGTTACAAATGGATGAAAATCCGAACCCGTAACAAACCCTAATGATGAAGTTGCTGCATTATATTCAGTAGCATAACTACCTGTTCCGTGTCCACTTGGTTGGTCGCCGGGTGGAAAAAAGCTAGACATACTTACTGAACCATCTTTTACCGTAATACTACCACTTCTATCAGGTGTAATACTAATGTTTGTAGTTGTATTGAACTCAAATGGTTTTGCAGTTAAACGATATTCATATTCATAATGTGTTTGTTCTGATTGATATTTTAATGTGAAAGCAGTAATATCACCTGCATAAGAACCTGTGTCAGTTAATACAATTAATCCTTGTGAATAAAATATATTACCGACTTCACTACCACTACCACGAGTTGCGGCAGTTGATGAAACACCTTGTGTTCTATCAAAGGAACTTGATTTAAATGCTGCGAAAGATGAAGAATATGCATTATCATATATGTTTCCATCTCCGTCATCTCTTAGTGAATATGTTACACTATCAATAGTTACATCTAAGTCTATTGAACCTGTTTTAATTCTCTCACCATATATTTCCCTTGCTACATTGAAAACACTTGCACTAACATTTAGTTCTCTGTTCTCTTTGTTTGGGTCATTGTTTCCGAAAGTTAAATATGGTTTATCAGCATCTGAATAGAATACTTTATTTACTAAGTTCCAAGTTGGTAATGCATAGTAACTACTTGACACCGAAGCTGAAACAATATAAGTTGCGTGGTCAGAACCACTATTGTAATTGTCTATTGAACCACTACGAGCTTTTACAATCCATACACCACTACCACTATCGTTGTTAGTAAATGTAAAGTTTTTAAAAGTCTTGAATGGCTTTTTGGAAATGTCTTGTGGGTCAAGATTCTTGAACATTAGATTATCCTAAAAGTCAAGTTTCACTTTAATAATAGCTTCCCTTGCATATGAGTTTAATAAAGGTTGTGATAGTTTAGCAACTGCCAACAATTCATTTTCTTCATTGTAAAGACCAACTTGTGTAATAAATGTTTGTGGGTCTTTGAAGAAAGTTCCTTGTGTTAAACTTCCGTCTGATGAAGTAAAGAAAGTTGGGTTAGTTGAGAAGTTAAATCTTTTGTTGTTTACACGACAAAAATAACTTGTTGAACTAATCTCTTCTTCTCTTCTCGCTTGGAAGTATTGTCCACCACTAACTGCTGCAGTAAATTTTTGTGCAGTATTAGTAAATGAATTTGCTGCTGTGCTACCTGATAACTCAGCACTTGCGCCAGAGTTTGCACCTGCTAACCAATTAGGATTAATCAATATAATTCCTAAATCTGGATAGAATAATCCTGGTGCACCATAAGGTGTTTCTGTTGCTGCTGACTTATGAATAGTTGTTCCACCATCAATACTACCACTAACAACATTAAATACTCTACCACCTTGGTCTACGGTAGCTGCACTACCTGAACTATCGTCAATTAATTTGATAGCATTATTACCAGAACCTGATATTCTTAATTCCCAATTACCAGGATTCATTTTTTCTCTCATACGACTTCTTTGAATCGATACAAAATAAAACTCATCATATCCTGATGATGAAGCCGCTGGTGCTCCTGTAAAAGTAAATTTAGTTGTATTAGGTGCTAATAGTAAGTTTCTGAACTGACTATACATAGCTTTGGTTTCTCTGTTTCCGTCATTGGTATCTGTTGTATTACCTACGGTTCCTTTACCGTCTATGTGTGCATATCCAGCTGCGAACTGAACTTCTGATGAAGCGTCAGATGTTGCTTTGTTATATACCTCAACGAAAGATGCGGTTGAAGCACCTTGTGTTGCTAATGTAAAGAAGTCAGTAGTTAGTCTTGTTGAACCACCACTCCACATACCACTCGTAACAATCGTTCTTTGATTTTCAATTATATCTTCTGCTCTATTAAATCTTTGAAATGACATTATCTACTCCTTACGCCTTACTTGGGTCTGCTTTTACCGTGATTGGTAATGTAAATGAAGCGCCTGTATCTAAACCAACAACGGTGATGTTAGTAGATGTTTCAGTCAATATTGACCTTGCGATTACATTTACCGATTTAGAAGTAATAGTTATACTTCTCTTTCTTTCTGCTTCGTTTAAGAATACTGGTGTAGTAGCTCTTGGTGCTAAGAAATCTGGGTCAATCGTTCCGTCAGGAAGTAGTCCTCTTTCTCTACGAAGTATTGCGTCTGTTGAGTCATCAATATCTCCACCACCACTTCTTGCAATTACTGGTGTGATGTTAGCGATTGACGCATCTTGTAATATAAATGTGTATGCACTATCAACACCATTTCTTGTATTTGGTGTAATTGTTTGAGTTATACCAGGCCCATTGAAACTTAATGATGCGTTTGGTAATTCTAATATTGGAAGTTTTGCAGTTTCCTTTGGAAGTGTTACTAACTTATATCTCATAAGTTGGTTCTCATCTACAAACGCCTCTAATACTGGCATATTTGTAATTACTGAACCATAAAAGTTAGACCCGTTATCGTGGTCTGGATTATACAAATTATAATCTACTTCATCATCTGCTAATGCAAACTTCGCTATTTTAAATTCGTTCTGCCCTCTTGCCAAAAGTTCACGACCTTTTTTTGTCAAAATTGCGTCTACTGTTATACTTGTGTTGTCTAAAAATCCCATTTTATTTTGCTCCTTGTGGAATGATATAACTATTCTTAATCATTAATAAATATAAGAAAGTTAAATTTTCCATTACTTTACTTTTAATTTAGTTATGTCTGAGTCTTGTGTTACTACTACATTTGGTGCAACCTGTGTTATCTCAATTGGTTCTTTACCATCAGGTGCGTTATCTCTTGTGTGTAAAGTTCCTTGATAAAAACTTCTAAATAAATTGTTTGTTAATGCTACGCTTTCAAATTCTGAATCTTTAAATGATGAACTATATGCAGCTGTTCCACCTTGTTGGGCTTCTGCAACTGAGTTATAAAAGAATTCAAACTCTTTGTTCTTTTCTGATATTCTTGAACCTGATATAATTGGAATACGAGCTTGTGTAAAGTTCTCTGTTCCGTGTGCTGTGCTTGCAGTAGCATAGGTTAAACCAAAACCAAACTTTTGGTCATTTTTATTAATAACATTATCTACTAATGATGGTCTACCCAAGAAACCTAAGTGTGAACCACTATCGTATGCTAAGTTAGCAGTTGTTTCATAAGTATCGTATGAACTTGCTGATGTGTTAAATATACTTGATGAGTTTTCTGATATCACCCTTGTTATCAATACACCACTATCAAAGTCTCCTGCATTTTCAAAAAATTTATTATCAAAGGTGAACTTTTTACCAATGACTTCCTTTTGTCTTTCTAAAATGTTTGGTTCTATTAGTGTTCCTAATGTTGCGTCTGCGCGAGCAGGTAATAATTGTCTTACTTGTGTAAATACACTCTTGTCATAAAATTGTAGTATTCTTAAATAATCAAAAAAGTTATTTGACTTACTATATTTTTTAAAGTAAGTTCTTTGTAGTTGTGCTAATTTTCTATATGAATATTCAAACTCATCTCTTGGGTCTCCAATCAAGTCATCAAAATTTAAGTCTGCAATACTATACATTATGTCTTCGTTAACAACATCTACGGGTGAAAAGTAAACACCTAAACGATTACTATCGATTGGTGCAAAGTCTTGTGATGATACTTCATTACGAACATCAGGAGATAATACTGTATTTGTTGCTAATGTATTATCTTCAATTCTAATCTTAGTTGCGTTTCTACGATTAGGGCCGACATTCGGGACTTTTAATTGTTCTTTATCTGTTAATGTTCTGAAAAAGTTTCCTGTAAATCCGTTTATAAGACTACCACTAACACCACCGAAGTTATCATAAGTTGTTAAATATTGAACTGCTGATGCCGTTGTAGATGCTGCTACATTATAATTTTTATTATCATCTAATGGTAATCTAAGTAGTAGGTTATCAGCTGCTGAAGCACTTGTGTTTCCGTTATATGCTTTTGGTGCCCTTGTATGATTGTCAAATATACTTTGACTTAATGGTTCACTCCATAATCTGAATTCCATTAACGAACCACTAAATGAACCCTCGTTCCAACCACTACCACTTTTACCTAATGCTATATTTCCTGTTGTAGTAAACTTAGTATTGAAAGAACTTGAAACCGTACCATTAATATCAATACTCGCACTTGTTTTATAATTTATTTTTTCTCTTGTTCCGTCATACTGACTTGCGTGTAATTGATATGTAATTTTTTGAGCTGCTGTATCTGCTGCTAAGTCGGCACCACTCTGTGATTTTCTTGTTAACATCACACTCCACATATCATCATCAAAAAATCTTTGTTTAGGTGTATCAAGAGTTTCTACACCCGTAGAAGCACTAACCGATAATCTTACATTTCCATATTCAGATGAAGCACTATTAATAAGTTCAATAGCCCAATCTTTGTCCTTGTGTATTAGAGTTTGGTTTGCATTGTATGGTGTTCTAAATCTAAATTCTATGGTTTCTGGTTTATGTGATGATACATTTGCCCAAGGTATTTTTACATATTGTGAACCTTTGAAATCTAATGCTCTTGTAAATTTTCTTTTAATCTCATAACTAACTCTTGTTCCTTTATCTGGCCCACCATATTCTCTTACTCTTAGTATAGAACTTGGTATACCATAACAACTCAATAATCCTTTTACTGCTCGTTCTGTTCCTTTTGATTTAATAAAGAAAGGTAAGTTAGCAAGAATTCTTTTCCATATTTCTTCCGTAACTTGTTCTTGTGCAGATTCAAACTTATCACTTCCGTCGGTATTTTTACCTAATAGATATTCGGGTAAAATCATCAAGTCGTTTCCACTATATAATTGTAATCCAAGTGTTTGAGCAAATGCTTTTGCTACATCTTTTGATATACCTTCAGATAATTTTTCTACTCGTTTATTTACATCAGTAAGTCCTTTTACATAACTCCATATCTCATCAAATTGTTGTCCAACCATATCCATAAATTCTAAAAATACATTATTCTTTGTATCAGAATATACATGCTCTGGTAAAGAGTTTCTTAAACTATTTACATTTCTATTATCATATGATGAAGCACTTGCAACCATATTATTAAACCAAGTATTAGCTTGTGAACTACCGATTGCTGCTAAGGTGTAAGGTTCTGATGAATTTGTTTTAGGCCAAGCTGTATCGTGAAATTGTCCTACTGATGAACTTACATAAGAAGAACTTTGGAAATACATATAATTTTCAAATGGGTCAAATGAATTAATTACTCGTTGTCTTCTTTTTTCTATATCTGTAATTCTATCTGCTGAACTACTGATTGATAATAAAGAAGCACTATTTGCATTGTGGTCTTCAATTAGTGCTAACTTCTTTTCAAAATTTTTAATTCTTGATTCTGCTGATGAGAAGTGAACAAAGTTTCCAAAACCTGTATCATCTAAATCTTCTGTTAAGTCAACTGATGTTTTTTGATAATCAATGTTTGGTTGTATTTTTAGTAAACTACCAGATATAAGTTTTTCTTCTAAATCAAAGTTTAGTGAAGTATCACTACCTAATAAATCATCGTGAGTTTTAAAATTAGTTCCCTCAAAGTTAATTGGATTTTCTGCAGAATTTAAATTAGGTATTCTTAAAAATATTCCTTCATCTGGTCTATCTACAAATGGAACTAATCTAATTGTGTCCTCATAGTCTGGCAATCTTTTTTCTGCAAAATATACTTTGTCTAATTTTTCACAATTGTCCAATGGTTGTTTTAGTTTTACTTTTCTTGATTTTCCATCAACACCCAACTTATCATTTACCATTAAGTAAAATTCATTGTCCTTAACCATATAAGTTTTATATCTTTCAATATTACTCTTATCATAGTTAGTTCTCCAATAAGTAAACTTCTCTGCACTTTGGTCATTACCTTTATGATTAGTTTTGTTTACTCCGTCATTGTAAGATAAATTAACTCTAACTCTATTAGCATCTAATACTTCTGTAATAGTTCCTACATAGTCTCTTGGTTGAATCATTCTTTTTACAACTTTTCTTTTTACAATTCTTTCTTTTTTAATTTTACGAGTTTTTCTTTTTCTTCTAATTGGGTCTACTGGGTCAAGTTCTTTTCTTCTTATATCTTCTTCAATTTTTATATTAAAGGGTTCTCTTCTTTCTTCATATCTAAACCCCTCAAAGTTTTCTCCTTCTTCTAAACCAACACCTCTATTACCTGTTCCAAGTGGTGTTTGAAAATCTATATAGGCACGGCGATTTCTCTTTCGGGCTTGCTTACTTTGTTCACCAAGATTTCTTGTATCTGTGGTTCCTGGAGTAAGTTTACCTGAAGCTTCTAATTGTTCTCTAAGTTGTCTTGCTCTTGATGATTCTGCCATTAGCTTCTAAGTCCCCCACCTACATTACTTGTAAAAACTTCTTCCTCTTCCTCTGGCTCCGGCCTTATTGATACATCTGGTTTTGTTTCCGGCTCAAAGAAATCTACCTCTACAATTTCGTCAACAATAACATCTTCGTTTGTTGTTGTTTCCTTTTCTGTTTGATATAAATTTGGTATAACGATTTGTCCACCTACCATATTTTGTGTAAACCCTCTATCTAAATCGTTGATGTCAAACTCTAAAACATATGGGTCTTTTTGGTCAAACTTAATTGGGCCAGCTCCATTTAATCTTAGTGGTTTGTATTCTATCATCTCTGACATAGATTGAAAGTCATTAATGTATTCTTCGTTTTTAATAACTTCATCTACTTCTATAATTGCTTCTGTTTTATCTGGTGATATGTCATCAATTATATATCTTAAATCTCTTTTAAATAATTCTAACTCAACCGATTTATCGCTTCCGTCTGAATTATTATCAACAAAAAATCTTTCCTCTCCGTTGATAGTTCTTGTTTTATACTTACCCTCATAGATAACACCAACTTCATTAACAAATACTTGTTGTTCAATACCTGCTAATCGTCTTAGAAATTTGTAAACTACATTATAAGTTCCCTCTACAAATCCAGCGTCTCTTAAATGTTTACCTATATTGATGTCTATGAAGTTTTCTCCTGCGTCTAAGTCAACATCTTGTGGTTCTAAAATTATAGTTTGCACAAACTCATCATTGGCATCATATACAAACAATGCAATAAAGTCATCTGTATTATCACGACCGAAACTACTATATACTCTTTTTGGTAAAAAGTAAGTTTCTCTTTCTTTATTAGTAAATCCGTATTCTATTGCCATTAATAAATTTCCTCAACCGTATCTTCTAATCCACTTACATTAAACATATCAAATTCTTCTCTTGGTGCTTTCTCATTTGCCTGTGCCCAAAATCCTCTTAGTTTAGAATTTGTAAAAATAAACTCATCATAAATTTTTTGATAATCTGATTTCTTTAAACAAACTTGTAATCGTTTTAATACAAATAAAGAACCAATCATAAATTTAAGTTTAGGTGCTTTAACTGGTTTGATAAGGCCTGGTTGTAATCTTGACTTTAACAATGTATTAGATGCGAATAATTTTTGTGTTGGTTTTAAATGTTCTTTAAAAATTCTTGTTAGTCTTGAGTTTAATATATCACCACTAACATTCATCGGGTTGTTTTCTCTCAATGCTCTATTCACAAAACGAACCATCATATTTCTTAATGGTGTATTAAGTTTATCTTTTCTTATTTCATCATCTAACTCTTCTTGTATTTCCTCTTTATCAACAATATCATCAGGTTTGTCAAACTCTACTGGTGGTCTAAAAAACTCAAACTCAGTATCTAACTTACCTACATTTTTACTATCAAAAAATTGTTGTTTATTTTCTAATCTGATTTGTTCAAAAGATTCTTCTGATGCTTTACCTTTATTAAAAGGTGATTCTACTGAAACTAAAATACCATTAACATCTCTTAACACATTATTAGCATCTATTGAACCTGATTCTTGTTGATTAGCTTTTAGACTACGAACTAACTCTTGTTGTTCTATGATGTCAGAATCTAATATTTTTTGGTAGTAGTCTGACTTTTTCCTTGCTGAACTTGGTAAGTAAGGCATTTTATCTCACCACTCTAAATTCATAATTGTCATCATAGTAATTTATTTCTTCATCACTACCACTACCACTTACGACCTTAATACAAAAACGATAATTTCTTTCTGCTTGTAATCCGTTCATCCACAATCTGAAAAAGTTTCCATTTGAATCACAACTGATTTTTGAACCTGTCCCAAATGGTATAATTACTTCTTCTGTATCCGCATCTTTAACTTCATAAAAAGCAGATGCACTTGGTAAGAATTTTACACTTAGTTCAGCTGCTGATGATGAGAAAGCAGTAGTAGGATATAACTCTCTACCAACTACTTGAAATTTTACTTTTGAACCTTCTTTATATTCTGTTCTCAATCCTTTAAAGTAAACTTTCAGTCTACTTAAATCATCTGCACTCAAAGCAGATAAACTACCTGTTGAAAAACTTGAATCGTCCCACACTACTTCTAATTTAGGTGGGTAGATTGTATGTGTTTCTCTTGAAAAGTATTTTAGGTTTCCTAATCTATCAGAACTACTTTCATCTTTTGTTGTATCACTTCCAGAATTAAAAGCAAATGTATAATCCGTTGGTGCTATTGATTCTCTTTTTAGGATAAAGCCCCTGTTTGGATATGCTGATGATGAGTATATGTGATTTTTAACTAAGTCCGATACATCTATTCTTAAATCTTTTTTATCAAATGTTATTTGATATGACGAACTAACTTCGTATTGTCCGTCAATACTTGAAGTAAACCAAGCACCTCCGTCAGTCAATACTGAACCCGTTACCCAAGGTGTTGAGTTTTCTTCATCACGATACTGATAACTTACTCCGTCTTTTGTTACTGGGTTGTGGTCAAGTTTTCCTGTTCCTTGTTTCCAAGCACTACCACTAACCATATAAGCAAATACATTTTGTTCTGCTTCAACTTCTTCTGATGTTGCGTCATATAAATTCAAGTAATAGTTTGCGGTAGATGGAATTATTCCGTCTACGATAGATTGTGATATTGTAGAGTAATCAAAGTCAATCAATACTCTTGATACATTTGCAATCGTTCCATTATCATTTACAGTCTTGTTGATTTCTAATATTTCATCAAGTCCTGTATTGATAGAACTTGTTGTTCCACCTGAATATATGGTTGCGTCTCTTTTTCCAAATTCAAAATAATGCATTATCTATCTCCTACTACTCTACCCTCAATGTCAGTATCAGGGAATTTCAGTTCAAATATACTTGGGTCTAATGATGGATATACTATTCCGTCTCTTGTAGCTGCATCCATATCATATATGTTCCCACTATAATTGTCTGTTGTTTTATATTTGTTTTCAATCACTACAATATTCTTATTAGGGTTATTGTCTTGTGGTGGAACTACTGATATTACACCTTCGACTAATGAGATAACATAAGCAATATCATTCAACACGATTGGTTGATTTATTTGCCATTTTTTAATTTCAAAATGTTTCTTAACTGCTTGTATCGCTCTAAACAATACTTCATTTTTATTAAATCCTCTACGAACAATAATACTAAATCTTACTCCGACATTTATAATGTATCCATCTTTAAGATTGATAGCGTCTGTTAATAATCTGTATTGTGATAAATATGTTTTGACATTATTTTTTACTGCCGTATTTAGTTGAACAAGTTTTCTACTTGCGTCATACCCTAACAAATACATATTCAATGCTAATGGATTAGGGATAGTATCAATAGATTTTATTTTCTTTACTTGTCCGTCAATGACTTCTAATTGTCCTTCTTGTTCTAATTGTTCATCTTGAACAATAAATGCTTTTGCTATGTTTCCATATTTTTGTGGTAAAGAATAAACACGAGTTACATAATCTTCTTTTGTTACCGCACGATTTTGTGCATTAAAATAAGCCGATGCATTTAATTTTATTTCATCAAGTGTTTCTTGACTTGCTCCACCAGATGCTTTATCTAAGTTGGTTGCAATAATACTATCTTTAACTGCTTGTTGTAAATCAGTATCAACACCACTTGTAGAATTAGTAAATACTAATTTCTTAAATGAAGTAATTGTATTTGAAGGAACATTATGTTCTACTGCTCCACCATAACGATAAGTGATTGTTAAAGTTGTATTAGCAGGTGCTAACCCAAAGGTTTGTGTTTTTAAGAAATTACTTGGGTCAAAACTTTCATCTAATCTTGATACACCAACTCCTAATGATGAACCAACATTATCAGGATTTGGTATTAACTCCTCATCTGCATTTGAACTTACACCACTACCAAATCTTATTTCAGTTTGGTTTTTATCATTTATTCTTGTTGTAAATCTTCTTGAACTTTTTATAAGTTTTAATAAGTAAGGTGAATCATTTTTATATTGTGATAATTCAGGGTCATTATCAGAAGTATTTTCTTGTGTTTCAAATATAGTATCTTGTGCTAAGAAAGGAACTTCATACCAAGTGTTTCCGTCTGAATCAGTTATGGAAACTATTTCTGTAACTTTTTCTTTTTCTAAAATTACTTTATCAAACTTGGTTGCTGTTCCAAATGTAAATGTTTCTGAAGTAGTTGTTCCAGATTTTACCAAACCTGTTTTAAATAATCTAAATGATGTAGGAATATCTCCCGTTGCTGGTGTTAATGGTAGTTGTTCCACCGTATCTAATGAACTTGATACACCGAAGTTTACATCATCTAATAACGCAAACTCTACACCATTACTTGCTTGTAATATTGAACCCTCTTTAATTATACTTGCATAATCCATATTAGGTTTTGAAACAAAACTACCACCTGTTCCACTACCACTTGCTGGCACATCAATACTAAATGTCATTTTGGTTGTAGCAGGACACGCTAGTTTAGGTCTGTATCCATAGGATTGTGCAATCTCATAAATGTTTTTTCTTTCTTCTGCTTGATTTAAAAGTGTTTCTCTAAATTGATTATCAACATAATAATTCAATACATCTCCAACATAAGATGCCATTTCAACAAACATCATACCTGGTGATGCTTCGTTAAAGTCATTGTATTGATTTGGGAAATATGACTTCGCAAACTCAATTAAGTTTTCTCTTATATCACGGAAATCTCTACCAAGATAATTTAGTTCTTTCTTAACTATTTTTTTATTCGTTCCGTAATCTATATCTCTTGGATTTGGTGTTGGCATTATTAATCTCCAATATTAAAATTAAATGTTATCGTATCAAATGTATCTGGCTCTATTGAAACCGAAAACTCTAATGAAATATTTATCATATTTTCATCAGGTTTAGCATCAATAATAATGTCATTAATTATTACATAAGGTAATTGTCTGTTGATTGATTCTCTAATTGTTTCTTCAATAGCATCAAATGTAGAAAGAGATGATGGTTCAAATACTAAACTTTTTAGTCTTGAACCAAAGTCTGGCTGCATTACTCTTTCACCAGGACTTGTAAGTAAAAGATTTCTTATATTAGATTTTGCTTGTTCTAATACCGTAGAAGTTGAGTGAAAAAATCCATCACTACTTCTACCAAGTGGGAATCTAATTCCAACTTTTAAATCTTCATTATTATTTATTTCTCTTACACTTGCCATTATGGTCTAAATCCGCCCTCGCCTGATTTCTTTTTATTTATTGCTTTCATCAATCCAGAATAATCACGAGTTAGTGCATTTTGAACATCTTCAGGAACTTGGTCTACTGAAACACCTTGTTTCTTGATTGTATCAACCGCTCCCATTTCTCTTGCTTTCTCTTTATTCTGTCCTCTACCTAAGTCTCCATAACCTAATACTTCTGCCATATTATCACTACCTAAAACACCACCGCCCAATGTTGGATAATCATCTTGTTCTTGACTACCTAATGGTTTAGTGTTGTTCAATACTTCATTTAATGCTTTATCTTTTGTGTATTGTTTTTTAGGTTTTTGTTTTACACTTGGTTTTGGTTTATTAGAAATCGCATCTGATAATTTGATTTCTTTTTGTTCATTAATAAATATCTCACTCAGTTGTTTTTTGACTTCTTTACGAACAACTAATTCAATTATATTTTTTAACTTATCTTTATTCATTACTACTCCTATATAGTTTCAATATTTTCTGATTCTGCACCTACATCTGCTATACTTGCAATTAATTCTTTTGAACCTTGCATAGATGATATTTGTAAATCGGCTGAAGATATTCTTTCCTCAAATCCATTTGCTTCACCATTTACTAAAAAGTTTCTAAGGTTTTCCCCCGCTTTATCCCTTTCCTCTCTATAAATATCAATCTCTTCAAAAGAAGCGTTTTGTAAGTTATCCTCTGCTGCTTCATACTTTTCAATATTTTCTTTTAACTTACTACCACCTTTGAATCCACTTAATTTTTGTTTTGTTTTATCTAATTCATTAAGGGAATTTTTTAAATTTTTTATCTCATCAATACCAAGGTTTTTATCAAAGTTTTTTAATGCACTATCTTTTAAACTTTCAATTTGTTTTGATACATCTAATAGTTCACCTGACTTTATTTGTTCAACTACCTTAATCTGTTCATCTATATCTTTTTTAATATCATCAATATTATCTTTAACCTGTTTTAAACTTTTAAACCCCTCTATGATACCACCAAATCCAGGCACTGGCTTAAACGCCTCTTTTAATTCATCAATAGTATAAGTTTTCCATTTAGTTTTATCCAACCACTTTAACTTAAATACTAAATCATTAAACTCTAATAACTTTTTTGCATTATCTATTTTTGCTTTTATGTTTGCAAACCAAGCAGGATTAGGAACCGACATAGTTCCTGGAATAGCTGCAGGTATTAATGAACCAATCTGAACTTTTAAAAAGTCTAAGTTCCATTCAACTTGTTTAGCAAGAACTTGTCCCATCTCTTTCATTTGGTCGGGTGCTAATATCACATCTCCACTTGTCAAATCTTTATTTATCTCTAACTTCTTACCTTCTTTAAAATCACTAATTACTTCTTTTGCTTTTATAGAAACATTACCCATAGCATTAGAAATTTGAACTCCACCTTTTCCACCTTTGATATGAACTCTATTTTTTGCAAAGATAGCAACATCGTCGTGTTCGGCATTAAAAACTATTCTATCAGAATTTATATAAACTTGTGAACCTGAATATTCTGTTGTTTCAAATTGACTACCATTAGGTTGTATCTTTGACATTGACTTACCAAATTCTATAACTTGGTCGGAATAAGAAATCAATTCATTAGAAGTCATAAGAACTTTTGAACCACTCTCATTATTTAAACTATCAACATTAAGTTCAATATTTGGTGATTCTAAAAATTGTTCTCCAACTACTTTCTTAGCAGTTTCTGAATCTATTTTATCTGTTAAGTCTTGGATTTGATTACTACTTAACTTAATGTAGTTTCCAAATCTACCTTGTATAAATGTATCACCTTCTTTTAGATTTATCTTTTCTTTTTTAGTATCTCTAAAATACTCTCCCTGCTCTACATCAGTTCTTTCTAAACCACCATCTACATTACTAATACCAAAGTCTTTTTGATTTAAAAATTTTATTAAATCTTCTGAATCATTTTGTTTACGAATTACTGATAGTGGTAAATAAAATCTTTCCCCAAAAAATTCTAATCCAAGAACAACTTCGCCTTCAATTGGAAGTTGCATAATATTTGAACCAAGTGGTTTGTAAGCACTACACCTTAAGTAAGGTAATCCCTTTTCACTATAAATAAATCTACCAATTATTTTACCATGCTGAATGTTTTCACCATCAGTATCTTTTACGATACTAAGAACTTCAATCGGTTCTACTTGATAGAATTGTGATTCAGATAATATTTGTTTTACTTTAACTCGTAGATTTTCATTTGATACGAGTTTATTTGACAATACATCTGACTCGGTATTTCCACCCGACTCGTTATAATATGCCATTAGTTTCCTTTGTTAATAGATTCCAAGACTTCATCTTGTTTTGTTTGTAACTCTTGAACATCAGATTCTATTGCGCTCATCAGTTGTTCTTTTTCTGCTTCTGATAAACCGAACTCATCTCCACTATCGGATACTCGTTTTTCAGCTGCTGTAATTCTTTGAACGATTGTTGCTAACTTAACAAGTTGTTCATCGTTCTTGACATTGATTTCTAAATACTCTTTTAGCATAGGGATAATCTGAACGGCTGTATCTCCGTCCTTAATAAATCCAACCACCTCTTTCATCAATACTTCTAATTGTGTTTTATTGGTTTTGGAATTATCATATATGTCTTTGAAGACATCTGATAGGGTTTTACCCTCAAATATTTCGTAATCTTTTGCCATACTTTTTACCTAATAATAAATAGTTGAATGTCAAAAAAGAGAGATATATATTTATATACCTATTAATATTTTCCGTTTTCACTTATAATTATTATACGATTGGATTTATTCAATCAAGTTAGTGTAATAAAAGGGGGAAACACAATGAAAGATACTATGAAAATGGTAATGGAAGTAGTAGGTGGAATTAAAGAACTATTACTTCACATTGTCGGATTAGGTGTTCTCGTGCAATTAGTATTTGTAGGGGGATTCTTAGGCATAGACATTGTAGGTAATCTTATCGGTTTAGTGAATACTATTGCTAATGCAGGATTCGCTGGATTCATAGCACTATTAGTGGTATTGGGATTACTTAACAAATAAAGGTGGACTTAAAAAGGGGAATAGAAATATTCCCCTTTTTTTATTAATCTAAAACTATATTAAAAGATTTATCATCAGTAGATAATCGTAAAGTGTCTCCAACCATTTGTTTTGTTGGTGCAATCATATTACTTATATCACCGAATATATTTGAATAACTAACTTCGTTTGTCGTTGGAACTTCATATCCATTGAACCAAGTAATATAAGTTGTATCATAACTAACATACACTAAGTCATCAGTCAAATCTCTTTTAACAACATAACCTAATGTATCTCCTATGAACCAATACAAATTACTTTCCCACTCAACTCTGTGCGCCTCAATCGGGCCATACATATCTCCAACATAAGCATCAACTCTATGTATGGTTTGAACTTTTGTTCTATCAAGTGTTAAGTGGTAATAACCATTCTCGTCCATAGGTAATCTCATATCATAAGTTACCTCTGGTGTTCGTTCTACCCATTGAGTTGTATTTTCACAACCAACTAAAAACAACAATAATATTATAAGGTTTCTAAGTCCCAACTTCCTGTCCATTTCGTTTCTATACTTCCTGTTGCTAAGTAGTTTTTCTGTAAATTGATATGATGTTTTTTCATTACATTAATTACACGAGTGATATGTTGAGTGTTTGAATTTGTCATTTCTCTAATCAGAATATACAATGCTTTCTTATTAAAGTTCTCAATATTACTTCTATTCTCCATAAGATAAATTACTGAGTTAGCAACATCCATATCTTGTTTTCTTTTAAATACCGTAGTTAAGTTATTTGTCCAATACTCAACGAACATATCTATATATTCTTTTTTAGCATCTAACAAATCTTCTCTTGCAGCTTCTGATATTGGGTCTCGTTTATAATCTGTTACTTCCTCTCCCTCGTGTTGTTTGAGTTTTTTGTAATTATTGTTATTGTGTAGAATCAAATAGTTCTTAGCAACAATACTGAAATAACTAAATGCCTTTCCTTTACCTTCTGTAAACTTATGCATATTCATATACAAGAAACTAACAACCTCGTGCATTACATCAACACTTGGAACATCAAAGTAATAAAACTTAAATGTGTGAATTATATTTTCTGCCAACTTTTCAAATGGAACTCTAATGTGTTCATTGTAAATTCGTTCCCTCATATGTGGACGAGTTTCTTTATTATGTCTAATGATTGCGTCTTCTGTTCCTTGATGAAAGTAATATCTTGGTGAACCCTTTTTGGCTTTTCTTGGCATTATATCTCCTTATCTGTAATTTGTTTTAATTCATCTATTGTTTCTTTGATTGTGGTAAAGACAATTCCTATTTCATCATCTGCTTCAAAACTACCTTTGTCATCAATCTCATCTAATACATTCTGTGTATCTTGAACTCGTTGTGCATACTCTTCAATCCAAGTTTCTAATCTTTCAACTTTTCTAAATTGATTAAAAGTTGTATAACTTGTAATTACAAATAGTATACCTAATATTATTTCTACTATCATTTTTTCTCTCCAAACAATTCATTAAATATATCTTTCGCATCTGTTGATTTAGTATTGAACTTTTCTTTTACTTCTGTATCAACTGCTTTCTTAATATTGTTAACCGATTTCTGAACTTTCTTACTCTCAACCTTATCACCTCGTTTCCATTGGTCTCCCTCAATGTGAGTAGCCATCATATCTGCTTGGTGTAAGATATAAGCGATATTACTTTTTAAAGTAAAGTCCTTGTTATATCCTTTAAGGTATTTTTCATTACCCTCTTCGTATAGTCCGTCAGTTAATCTTAATCCAATATACTCCCACTCTGTCATTGGTATTTCAAAATGACTTAATATAAAACACGCTCTATCTGTTACGGTCATATATTGTAATTCTGGATTGTGAGTAAATATCTCACCACGATTTTTTACATGCCAATCACTTTCTTGTGGTATATAGTAATCGTGTTCTAAGTTTCCAACTTTACCTAAGTCGTGATGTAGAGCTGCAAATACTAATTCTTCATTTGTAAAATTAATTGTTGCTCCGTTCTTTTCCCACAAGTCTCTAAGTTCTTGTGAGAATTTTACTATATGTAATATGTGTTCTACATATCCACCTACCATAGCATTATGAAAGTGTGCTCTACCACTTGCTGGCGCTACTACCATTCTATCTTCAAAATAGTCATACATCTTGTTGAGCTTTTCTAATCTTTCACCCTCAAATGTATTGTTTATAATTGTTCGTAAGTCCGTCCAATTTTGTGCTATTTGTTGTTCTGTTAATTGCTTCATTATCTACCTATATCTCCTAAGTATTTTTCTTTTGCTTCTTCCCAAGTTATATTTATCATACCTGAGTAGAATAGTTTTTCTGGTTTAATTCTATTCTGTTCTAATAATTTAGTATAACGATTTACTGCTTTTCGTTTCCACCAACTATCAATGTATTCAATATCTCTATCAAACATATTTCTAATTACGAGTTGGTCTTCATTGATTTCACTTCTTAGAAATTCTTTTCCGTTTTGATATACATTTGCAAAATAACAACCTCGTTTAAATCCGTGTTCATACTTTGCTCTCTTGATATCTAATTCTTTGTATATCAGTTGAATAATTTTTTGTTTAATACCTGTTACTGGCTGACCTGTTTTAGATGTTGTAACTTTTTTATAATCTTCTGTTCTGTTATCTTTTAACCATTGGTGCCAAGTATCATAAAATGAATCATCAGGTTTTAAACTAATCTTACCTTTGGTTTCTCCAAGAGTTTTCCATTGTGGTATTCCATTATACATTGAGTGAATACCATACAAAGCAGTAGTGGATATACCAACTAATGTTTGTCCATAAAGTTTCTTCCAAGTATCACGAACAACTTTTGATGTAACCATTTGTGCTACTAACTTACCACCC